TGTTCTTCATTTAATTTAGACTCATCATCACCAGTTACAACTTTTAAGTTTTCTGGTAATTTACGTTTTTTCAATTTAACTTCTTTAGCACTTGCATCTTCTTTGATAACGTCTTTAGTTTCATCAGCAGACTCATCAGTTTCTTTTAATACACGACCGATAAAAGTTTTATAACCTTCATCTAATTGAGAAGTAGAAACATTTTTAAGAATAGCTTCCATTACTTCACGTTTGCGACCAGTTAAAGGAGATAATACTTCGTTTAATTTATTAGTACGTTCAATTTTAGCTAATTTAGATTCTGATTCTTTTAACGCTGAAGCAGTATCACTTAAACGAGTTTGAGTTTCAGCCAATGTGTTAGACATATCATCATCTTTAGCATATTTATCAGAAAATTCTGATGCAACAGCTTCATATATTTTACGACCAAATACATTTTCTTTTTGAACCTGTATATCTTCACGTAATTCTGTTAATTCTGAAGTTAATCTAATTTCTAAGAATGAATCAATTTTTTCAACTAATTGAGCCATATCACCTTGTAATTCGCTAGACATTTGAGCTTTAGACTCAGTTAATTTTTCAGCGTATTCAACTTCTAAATCACGAAAACGATTAATGTCTTCTTTTAATTCAACAAATTCATCATTTAAAAATTCTGTTACTTTAGAATCAATAGCTTCAATTAATGCATCACGTTCTGTAATCCATTGTTCAGCTAATTCAGCTTTAACTTCAGTAGTTGTAGCTTCTTTAACTTCTTCAACAGCTTCGTTAATCTTAGTCGCAAATGCTGCTTCTAAGTCTTTTTTAGTATCGGCAGATAGAACTTCTGCTTCTAATAATTTTTGTAATACTTCTTCCATAGTTTTTTCCTTATAAAAATATTTTTTTTATTAATTTTATTTATACGATTCATATAGTTAATCATAGTAAAAAATTAATTGGTATAAAAATCAATAACTTAATTATTTTAAGTATTTTACGTTTATTTATAAATATAAATAAACTCATAATAATTGTTTTAATACTATAAGGAATGTTAACAATGAATAAGAAAAAATTACATGCAATGATTGAAGCATTAATCAATGAAGATGTAGAAACTGCTGCTTCTGAATTACACAACTATCTTAATGGCGCTATGAAAAAAGTAGTTGAAATGGATGAAGAAGAAATGGATTCAGAATATGATGATGATTCTAGCTCAGAAGAAATGTCTGATGGCGAAATGCCTGATGAAGATTCTGACGAAAAAGAATGTGCTTGTACCTGCGATGATGATGAAGATTCTGACGATGATGAATCTAAAGATACAGAAATAGATTCTGAAGAATCTGATGATGAATACGAAGAAAAAATGGACGTAGAATAATCTTTATAAGGAATTTAATATGGAAATATTAACAGAACAATTAAATTCTGCTGAAGCTGGACTAATTACTGAATCAATACAAGATGGGAAAAATATATTTCTATCTGGTATTTTTATGCAATCAGGAATTAAAAACAGAAACGGTAGAATTTATGATTTGAAAGAAATGATGTCAGAAGTTGCTAGCGCTAATAAAAAAATATCTGAAACTAATGGTATTTTAGGCGAACTAGACCATCCAGATAATCTTACTATTAATTTAGATAGAGTATCTCATACCATTTCTGAATTAACAATGAATGGTAATAATGTTATAGGTAGAGCTAAATTATTAGAAACTCCTATGGGATTAATTGCAAAAGAATTAGTTAAATCTGGCGTAGCGCTAGGTGTATCTAGTCGTGGTGCTGGAAACGTTTTAGAAGGTGGTAATGTATCTGGTTTCAATTTTGTTACTGTTGATATTGTTGCTACTCCATCATGCGCTTCAGCTGTACCACAATCAGTATATGAATCATTAGATATGTCAAGAAATGGTAAACAGATTTTAACATTAGCAGAACAATTAAAGCAAGATCCTGCAGCTCAAAAATATTTAAAAAATTCAATAATCAAATTTTTAAACGAAGGTTTATTCGTTAAAAAATAATCAACACAATAATTAAAAGGAATTAAAATGTTATTCGATGATATTACTCTTATAGAAGGCGCGGATATATCTAATTTATCAGTTGCAATTGGTACTTTAGTAGATAGAGGAAATTTAACACCAAATGAAGGTGAAATTTTCTACCAAACGGACAATGATCCAGGTTTTTATGCTTATATTACTGGAGCATGGTCTAAAATTGGTACTGCTGATGATGTTACAAATCACGCAAATGATTTATCTCTTCATGTTACTGCTTCACAAAATACATTATTAGACGGTTTAACTGTTACGTTTGATAAATTAAATTATACAACAGACGTTACAAGCAATTTACAAGCTCAACTTGATTTAAAAAGTGCTGATGCTGACGTATTGAAAAAAGATGGTTCAGTAGAAGTAGAAGGTGCTCTATTACCTGAAATGACTGGTGCTTCTGGTAATGTGTCAGTTAGAGATTTAGGTTCAACAACTCAACGATTTAACGCAGTATATGCTGACGAAGTTTTTGTTGGTGCTAGTTCTTTATATGTAAACGGTAAGAAAGTTATTGAAGATGTAGCTGATACTATGACATTTGCTACTGACGCTAACCAAGCAATGGTTGTTTCTACAAACGGAATTGGTGGTTTAGCTCTAACAACTGAAAATGCTATTTTAAATTTATCATCTACTTCAAACGAAGTAAATATTGACGGTGCTGGCGGTATTGAAGCAAATGTTGGAGCTGCTCTAGCTACTAAACATATTAACTTTACTAACGCTTCTACTGGTGGTAATATTACTTTTACTGCTACAGGTACTTCTTCAAATGTACAATTTAATGCTGTTGCTGGTGTTACTTTAACTGCTCCTACTGTTACTATAGCTGGTACGATTGTTACTGATGGATATGCTGATTTAGATGATACTATTTCAACAATATCTTCAAGCTTAGGTTCACATAACCATGATGCTGACTATGTTAAATTAAATGGTAGTACAATGACTGCTGCTTTAACATTATCTGGTAACCCAACATTGGGTAATCATGCTGCAAATAAAACTTATGTTGATTCTGCTATTACTGGCTTAGATACTAAAGATTCAGTTCGTGTTGCTTCAGAAGTTAACTTAACTTTAACAGGTACTTTAACAGTTGATAGTGTTATCACTACTGCTGGTGATCGTGTTTTAGTTAAAGCTCAAACAGATGCTAAAACTAACGGTATATATGTTGTAGCTGGTGGAGCATGGGCAAGATCTGATGATGCTGATAATACACCGAGTAATGAAGTTTCTGGTGGTATGTATGTATTTGTTGAAGAAGGTACAATCAACGGCGATACTGGTTGGACATTAAGTAGTATTACTGGTGATGCAGTTCTTGGTACAGATGATTTAACATTCTCAAAATTCTCAAACGTTACTGCTCCTGTTAGTTCAGTAAATGGAAATACTGGTGCTGTTACATTAGTTAAAGCTGATGTTGGTCTTGGTAATGCTGATAATACAAGTGATTTAAATAAAGTTATTAGTACTTTAACTCAAGCTGAAATTGATACTAAATTAGATACTGCTTCATATACTGCTGCAGACGTTTTAGCTAAATTAATTACAGTTGATGGACCAAGTTCTGGTTTAGATGCTGATACAGTTGATGGTAAAGCTCCAGCAGCTAGTCCAACAACATTTACTGGTAATACTCTTGTAGAACGTGACTCATCTGGCGATATTTATACAGGTCATTTAAATATGACTGCTGATGATACTGCTAATGTTCCAACTCAAATGGCTATTGAAATTTCTAACGATGGTTTTTTAAGATGGCAAACACCTGCTCAATTCATTACTAACATGAACATTTTAACTACTGCTAGTGTTGTTGACGGCGGAACATTCTAATTTAATTAGGGAATATTAATTATGGGAAGATATATTACAAACGCAACTAATGGAGATGCTGATACATTAGATGGATTAGATTCTACTGACTTTGAAGAAATAAATCAAAAAGGTCAGGTAAACGGATATGCTCCATTGGATGCTACGCAAAAAATACCTCAGATTAATATTCCCGATATTACTGAGATAGATGGCGGCACATTTTAAGAAACAGATAAAGGGTAGTACTAAATGGCAACAATAAAAATTAAAAGCGGGTTGGAAGCCAACCGATCCGCTATTACCCCATTAGTGGGTGAACTATTATATACTACTGATACACAAAAAGTATATATTGGCGACAATTCTACAGCAGGTGGTATTCCAATTAACCAAACTTCTGCTGAAATCCTAACAAAAATTCTAACTGTAGATGGACCTAGTTCTGGTTTAGACGGTGACTTAATTGACGGAATTTTAGGATCAAACTTATTAAGAAGTGATCAAGATGGTACATTAACAGGCGAACTAACAGTAAATGATAAAATATTTTCTGCTATAACTCAAACACCCAATTCAAATACTATAGTTGATGTATTTTTATATGATACAACTAAAGACTCGGATGGCGGAGCCTGGAGAAAAAGAACTTCACATACATCTTGGTATAATGAGACCTTAGATACAGCAACACGAGGAAGTACTAAAGAATTTCCAGTTATTGCTCTTATCGTATCAGAGTATAATAAAATAACAATATATGATGCTACAAAATCTGGTTATCCAATGTGGATGGTATTTCACGCAGCTGGACCATGGGTTTCTTGGACTGATAATAGTTTAAATATTATTGCCGGAAATTGGAGTATTGAAACAACTAAAATGTTAAATGGTCTTTTTGTT